TCGCAAACTCGAATCCGCCAACACCAATCTCGAAGTAAAATACCGATCCGCCGAAGCCGAGAAAAAAACCATCTCGCAAAAATTGCAGCGGCTAAGTGAAAACCAAGACTATCCCGACTTTGTGATTGCCACGCGGCACGAATCCAATGTGCTCGCCGAGCAGGCGTGGCTGGCACTGGACGACATGGACCGCATGTTGAGCGAGCTGGAGCAACTCCCTAAAGCCGGTGGCCAGCACTTTAACATCGCGTTAAACACCCTTTATCGACACGTTAACGCCGTGCAAATGCGCAGCGCGCAAATTGTTAACCGCGTCCGCGCACACCACAGCCAGCACATCGACGACGACGCCAATCTGCTGTACATGCCGAACGAGATCGAAGCCGCCCTGCACGCACGCCGCCAAATGATCTCTGCACACCAGCAAGAGCAGCTGCTGCGCGAAGACCAACGCGAACGCGCCAAACCCAAAAAGCCTGGGCGCCCTAAAAAATTACGTGTGCAACCCAAAAAAAAATAAGGAGCCACCATGGACGTTGACAACATCAACTATGCCATCAGCCAGCAAGTGCCAACCGCGCATACCGTCTGCACTAACTGCGGCGAAATCGATCTTGAGGCCTTTGACGACGTTGGCCGCGCCGACATACAACAAGCGTTAACCCGCGCGCTGACGCGCTTAAAAAATCGCGACAAAGAATGGGAAGAGGTTGCGCTGGATTTATTCCACAGCGCCGACAAACCCAACATGTACACCATCACCAAAGCGCTGCGACGCGATTACGGATTTGACGCCGTGACCTATCCGCGCGTGCGCGGCTTTTTAAATCACGCATTACATTTGCAAGGCTAACCAAGGCAGGTGCCCAACAGTGTCAAAAATTGCAGCGCAAAAAATCATACCGTTATCGCGGCCAGCGGCCTTGCCCTTGGGTAAAGACCTGGCTGTTTCAGTATCGCCATGGGAGGCGGCAACCGAAGTGCAGCAACACGTTGCGTTAAAGCGCGAGCGTTTTTTGCAGCCGCTGTTAGAGTTAATTGTCCACGGCGTATCGGCCAGCAACGCCGTGCGCAATGTCATCGCGCAGATCAATGCGGGCAATTATCCCGAGTCGTTTTTATCCCTCGCGCGCGAGCTGGCCACTAAAAACAAAGCCATGCCCAGCCGCGCGACAATTTTTAACTGGCTTAAGTCCTATCAGTCCACAGGTAAGCAGGGATTGCTACCCAGCCACACCGGGCGCGTGCGCCAGGACCGTGGCTGGGAACATTTGGCGATTCAGGGTTACAACATTCCGAGCAAACCCAGTTACTCCGACGTTGCCAAAACGCTGCGCGAATGTCACGGCTTTACTGATGCGAGCGATTCGTTAGTGCGGCGCTATTTAAAAAGTTTACCGGCGCGGTTAAACAGCAACAGCCCGGCACGTTTAGGCTCGCACTATCACGCACTTAATCGCAAAGCGTACAAAATGCGCGACCGCGCCTCGTTACTCGTTGGCGAGATGTACGAAGGCGACGGCCACACCGTCGACGCGTACATTGCACACCCGGCTACTGGCACCCCTTACCGGCCCGAACTGACGCTGTGGCTTGATATCCGCAGCCGGTTCGTCGTGGGCTGGTATTTTTCCGATGCCGAATCATCGTTCAGCACGTTGTATGCGCTGAGCTATGCACTCATCACCCACGATCACGTGCCTGCCTTTGTGCATATCGACAACGGCAGCGGTTACAAATCCAAATTAATGAGTGCGGACAGCACCGGCTTTTATTCGCGCTTTGCTATCACCGCCCAGTTTGCCTTGCCCGGCAACTCCAAAGGCAAGGGCGATGTGGAAGGCTGGTTTAAATTGTTTCGCAACCAGCACGATAAGTTTTGGAACAACGGCCAGGATTATTGCGGCCACGATCAAAGCCCCGATACCAACCGCCGCATCACCGATTTAATTAAATCCGGCAAGCGCCAGTTGTTATCGTTCGAGCAATACAAAGCCAGCGTGGGCGACTACATCCAGCGCTATAACAACCGTGTGCAAAAAAATCTCGGCAACCAAAGCCCGGCGCAACTGTGGGCCACCTTGCGGCCGGTACCGGTGGAATTAAAAAGTGCGGCCGTAATTCGCCCGATGACGCGCCGCACCGTGCAGCGCTGCATGGTGCGCCTGGACAATCGCCACTACGAACACCCAATGCTCATCGATTATCACGGCCACGATCTCAACGTTGAATATTGCGTGATTAACGATGCGCAAGTGTGGATCTACGACGCCAAGCAACGCCTCATTTGTATCGCACCCTTAAAAACCAAACAAGCCTGGGTGCCAGAATCACGTCTCGAACAAGCGCGGCAAAAACGCGAACACGGCCGCGTTAAACGGCTGGAGAAAAAAATACAGCAAGCGAAAGCCGAAGAGGCATTGCAGTTTGATCAACGCCACACACTGGAAAATTTAGAACGCTGGCATGCCGATGAAGATGTGTTCCTCGAGGAACCCGGCGAACGCCTGAGTATTGATTTAAACGACTTCGAATAATTATTTTTAAACAACTATTTTCAACCGACGCACAACGAGGACATCACATGGCGAAAACTCACGACCGCACCGTTGACCAAAGTACCACCCATTTTGAAACCCAGGTGGTGCCCACCCACTGGGGCGATAAATTTGCCGACGAAGAAAAAGCCAACGTCGAGCAAATTATCAACTGGATGAACAAACACAAAAAAACCCGTGGTTGGATCTCGGCAGCGTCCAGTGTAAACCGCACCACCGTTACCCAGTTGTTAAACGGTCAATACCCTGGGCGCGTGCAGTCGTATTTGAAAAAAATCCTCGACACCATTCGCCACATTAACGCGCGCGAAAATGTCAAAACCACCCCTTTTGTCACCACCACCGTATCACGCCTGGTGATTACCGGCTGCAATCGCGCCCGCAAAATGAATCAGTTTGCCGTGATTGCCGCCAACGTCGGCACGGGCAAAACCCGCACCTTAAAAGAGTACGCCACCGACAACGCCAACACCTTTTTAATTGAAGCCTCCCCCATGATGAGCCCCGGCGCCCTGCTCGATGATTTGATCGACGCGCTTGGCGTGCGCGCACTGGCATCGTTTGTCACGCGCGAGAAAAAATTCAAAGTGGTGCGCGAACAGCTCAAAAAAATGGCGAGCCCATTAATAATTTTAGACGAAGCCGACACCGTCAACCCACAAACCTTGCACAACATTCGCCGCCTGCGCGATTTGTCCGACTGCGGCATTGTGCTGGCGGGCACGTCCAAGCTGTACAACATCATTTCACCGGTCGGCGGGTTGTTTGATCAAATTCGCTCGCGCGCGTGTTTCTTCCCGCAACCGATTCGCGCCGCCACCAAAGAAGACGCCATCGCCATTTTAACCGCGAGCTTCGCCGACCTGTCCGATTGCTTCGACCACGAGGGCACGCTCAAAAAAGAGTTGGTCTCCGCCTTTTGGTATTACAGCCAGGGTTCGATGCGCGTGTTGGTCGAGGGCATGATTCCTGCGATGCGCGATTACGGTTTACCCCAACACAAAAAACTCACCGCCGACGTGGTTCACGCCGTCGCCAAAGACGTGCTGTCACTCAGCTAAGGAAATTTTATGAAACCAATAGTAGAAATGCCCAGCGGCAAATTTTTCGACCTGGTAAACCCAACCGCCGACATGGTCGACATCTACGACATCGCCTGGAATTTAACGCGCATACCGCGCTTTAACGGTGGCACCATCGGCAACAAAACCTACACCGTTGCCGAGCACAGCATCTGGGTTGCCAAATATTTAGAAAGGCGCTTCGATAATCCGCTGCTCGCGCTGCACGGCTTGTTGCACGATGCCCACGAAGCTTACACCGGCGATATTACCAGCCCGATGAAAGCAATCGACGCCCGCTTACATACTGCAATTACCTTGGTGCAGCGCAACATACAAACTGTAATCCAGCAAAAGCTTGGCGTACACCGCGCGCACATTTACTGGCGAGATTTTATTCATTGCGCCGACCAGCAGGCTTTAGCCAAAGAAGCTTACGAACTAATGCCCTCCAAAGGCGCGGGCGAACACTGGAATGCGTTACCGGCGATTGATCCGTTCGCTGCGCAATTACCACTGCAGCACACCTATGTGGCAGAGCCCGATTATTTTCCCTTCCTTTTACACTTCAATTATTTAACCACGATGATTGATTTAACCGGCAAGGAAAATTTGCTGCCATGAACGCCGCTAAAACCGCACAACAAGCGCGCCGCAAACAGCTGTATACCTTGCTGCGCGTTGCCAACGCCTACATGGCAGGCAAGGTGCCACATTGGAGCGACGACGATTACCGTCTCTTATTAAAACTCTACGGTGCCAAATTAAAATCCAATCGCTACAGCGCCACCACCATGTCTGTTGCCGGTTTGGAAAACGCGCTGGATTATTTTAAAGCGGCGGGCTTTAAACCCCGCGCCAAACAAAAGCCGTCAACCAATTGGCGCAGTGCCCGCATCGCCAAATTAAACGCCATGTGGTGCGCGCTGGCCGACGCGGGCCACGTGCGCAACCGCAGCGAAAAAGCCATGCAAACGTGGTGTTGCAACCAAGTAAAAGAGTTAACCGCCCTGCAGTGGGCGACCAGCGATCAGCTGAACGCAGCGGTTGAAATGTTAAAAAAATTTCAACAGCGCGCTGGCATTAACCAACCACCGGCACACCAATAGCGATGACGGATTTAGCCAACCTACACAGCAGCGCGGTCGATGTTGACCAACTGCCCGGCGCGTTCCGCGAGTTGATTCGCGTGGTTGGCTGGCCTCACGCGTTGAAAATTGTTGAGCATTTTTCCGGCCTCAAATTGTACATACCCACCACCGCCACGCCGCAGCACGAAGTGGCCGCATTAGTGGGGCTTGCACCACTGCAAGCACTCTGCCGCGAATACCGCTGCGATTTTATCTGCGTGCCCAAAATGGACAAATTATTAATGCAACTTAAGCACAAAATGCTACACGACATGGTTGCATCCAACATTGATAACCGCGAAATCGCCAAAACCCTCAACTACACACTACGCCGTGTCGAACAATTAAAAGCGGCCGTCAACGACGGGCAGCACGCAACGCCACGCCATCCCGATTTCTTTGATTCACCCAACCCGTAAACAACCACCCGTAAACAAGCAGGAGAACCACATGCAACACCTACCCAACTTTATCCAAACCCTCGGCCTCGCCGTTGGCATGCTGCTCATGGCAATGCTCTGCCTCGGCACCGTCCTCATGCTAATGATTAATATTTTTCAGCGCTTTAACGGCTGGAACGAAACCGGCTACAAACGCCGCCTCGTTGACGGGCTGGAAGAAATGATCGACGAATTCAGCATCGGCAGCGATGCAGGTTTGATGTGCGATTACATTCGCGGCGCGATAGTGAAAGGCGAAGAGATCAGAGCCGTGCGCGCACGCGAGTACGTGTTTGAGCACACCCACAACCCTGTGGCCGATTTGCACGGCAGTGAACGTTACCAGCAACGCTTGTCGGGCGCCCGCAAGCAGGAGGCGCAATGAATAACCCGCAAACCGCGCAGGCGCTGCACGGCCTTGGCAATCAATTGCGCGCAATAGCCGTGCTGGCAGATCGTATCGGCGAGGGCTTGTTGCTCGACACAATCAACCCACACCAGGTGCTGGAGCACAGCCAGCAGTTGTTAAAACGTCTGCACGCCTGTCAGGTCGACGTTGTGCGTCTGCCCGGTTTGCTCGAGGAAGATAACCAACATGCGCGACACCGATAACGCCGCCAAGCTTTTGTCGCAACAACTGCAACAGTGTTGTTGCTGCGATCAATGCACACCCATTCCCTGCCGTGGCGTTCGCCACGAAGGGGAATGCATACAGCGCTGCGTGTGCAGTGATGAGGACAATCTGATCGAGCTGGACTTTGAACGCGACAGCATGCTCGAAGATTGCGGCCAACTCCCCGACGGTTCCTGCACCTTGGCGGGCAGCGAATATTGCGATTTTGAATGCCTATATCGCAACGAGCTAAACCGATGACACCGCACGCTTACATCACCGCTTGCAAAAACGTGATCAACACCGCCAATAAACTCTACGGCGCAATCTGCACCGAGCGTATGCAATTTAAAACCGATTGCGTTTCCGTTGTCGACGGCCGCGTCGGCGATGCCTTTACCGAACTGCGCCAGGCATTAAACGCCTTGCGCGTTGCTGATCATCAACTTGATTTGGAGACAAACCCATGCGCGCACAACTCTACCGCGAACGCTACAAACCCGGCACCGGCCCAGGCTATCACTGCATGCAAAAAGAACATTACGAGCGCTTTGCCAAAACCGCCCGGTATTTGAGCATGCCCTTTCTGCGTAAACCAAAACACACAACGGAAAAAAGCAATGGACAGCATTAATGCCGTGTTTGAACTGCTGGCGAGCGTCTTCATTCTCAATCACTGCCGCCGCCTCTACGCCGATAAAATCGTGCGCGGCGTTAGCGCGCTGAGCATTGCCTTTTTTTTATCCTGGGGCGTGTGGAATATTTTTTATTACCCCTCGCCCGGACAACGCTGGAGTTATTTAGCGGGGATCCTGGTGTGTGCCGCCAATTTAATCTGGTTAGTCATGATGATTTATTACACGCAACGCGAAAAACACAACAACGCACTGTTAGCCAATGGAGGCACCCATGAGTGAGTTTTTTATTTCGGTTTTGCTGATTTTAATCTGCGGCATTTTGGATCGCTATCGCGGCGATAAAAAAGACATCGTCAACCGCACGTTTGAAAAAATACTGTATGCCGCCACCGTTGCTTATCTCGCGGGCTTTGCGATGGACCTGCAGCTGCTCGGTTTTATCGCGGGTTTTGCCGTCGGCATTTCATTCGGCTGGGGCGCACCCATGGGTGCGTACTTAAACGACCGCACCATGTTCGGCGAAATGGAGTGGTGGCAGTTTGGTGTGTTTCGCAAAAATGCATTGGCGGCATTGTGGTTGCGCGGCGCTATCTGGGCGGCCTGCCTCTTGCCCGCGTGCATCGGTGCCGGTATTTATTCACCGGTGTTGGCGGCAGCGCTCGGCTTTCCACTGTCGTGCATGATCGCCAAGTGGTGCATCAACAACGGCTACAACCGTTTGGGCGACCGCTTTGGTTGGCAGCAAAAAAGTGCGTGGAATACCGGCGAATTTATTCGCGGCTTGTTGGTGGGCGGCATTACGCGCGGCCTTAAGTTGATTGTTTAACACACGTTTAACGGAGCTTTACATGGGCATTAGAACCTGGGTAACCGGCGGCAGCAACACCGCCGACAAAATCATCGACAGCATCGTCAAAACAGGCGATGCCTTGTTTTATACCAAAGCAGAGCGCAGCGAGTTTGACATGCAGCGTCAGGCGCTGTGGCTGGAATTGCAAAAAACCTTAGCCGACGAATCGTCACCGCGCTCCGTCAATCGCCGCGTTGTTGCGTGGGCGGTTATTTTGATGACCTCGTTCATGACAATAATGTGTCTGGCAGCGGCAGCGCTCGGCGCCCACGAGTTTTGCGCCAACGTCATCGCCACCGCCACCGCATTCAAGTGGGACTGGGCCTTTTGCGGCGTCATTGTTTTTTATTTTGGCACGCACATGTTGTCCGCCACTGTTGGTAAAAAATCGTGAAATTACCCCGGCCCTTCTCGCCAGTGCTCGCCCTCATGGCACTGGCAATCGTTGCGCTAACACTGCTGCTGGATGCGTTTTGGACCTGGCTTTTAACCTAACCCTCACACCCATTGGAGATGCATATGTTTGGGAATTATATATTTGAATCCCTTTCAATCTTTTTCTTTTTGCGCTTGCGTTTTTTTGCTGGCGCTGACTTTGGTTTGGGTTGATAGTTGAGTACATGGTCGGTTATTTGATCCAGTTGCTTGGGTGGTTTTGTCATGAGATTAACTCCTTGTATGTTAATCGCTTACCAATGGTTGCGGCGATAAAACTCTCAAGCCGGTCTAATGTGTGCCGTTTTACGTTGCCATCGTTGAGTCTAAAAGCAAACTCGTTGACGTAGCGATCAAGATGCTTGGCGCTAACGTGATGGTAAACGCCATGAACGCCGCGCTTAAGGACAGCAAACACGCTCTCAATGCCGTTTGTTGTCACGTCGTCGCGGACGAACTCACCATCAGAATGATTGATAGTTTCGTGGGTGTAAAAAAGTCCGCCGATATTGTTGTATCCCGTAAATTCGTCAGTGTGGAGGGTGGAGCCAACCTCAACATGATTGTGGATGGTTTGGTGTAGAGTGTTTGAGTCGGTGCGCTTAACATGCTTGGCGACAGTCTTACCGCCTCGCTCACGTAGACCGACTACTGCGGACTTTCCCACGCTGCCGCGCCCCTGGTTTAGTTTTTTGGACTTATGCTTGTTGGCCTCTTTGCCGCCGATATAAGTCTCGTCAATCTCCACAATGCCGCTCAGTTTTTGCAGGTCTGGGCCGCAAGCCTCGCGGAGACGCTGGAGAATAAACCACGCGGTTTTTTGGGTAACGTCAATTTCTTTTGAGAGTTGCAGGCTACTGATACCTTTACGCGCAGTGACTAGCAAATACATGGCGTAAATCCATTTATGCAGCGGTACTTTTGAGCGCTCGAAGATGGTGCCGGTCCGGACGGTAAAGTCCTCTTTGCAGGGGTTGCAACGATAAAAGCCGTTTTTGCGTTTGGTGACACATTCCTGGCCACCGCAAACAGGACAGGCAGCACCATCAGGCCAGCGGCGAGACTCTAAATAGTCTCGCGCTGATTTCTGATCGGGGAACATCTTAAACAGTTGGAGCAAACTGATTGTGACTTTATCGTTCATGCGGCCACGACCTCGTGCTCCCCGATTAATGCTGTTAAGTCAAAGGCCGTTGGTTTTTTGTCGCTTTTGCCAAGGTTGTAGGCCACCGCTTCGTCGTGGCAGGTACCAGGGCCTTTACCACCAATAGCCTTTTTGTTTTTTAATTTATTAAGGCCACCGCCCAAAACATATTGTGCATGTCCGGCCCCACCAGGCGAGACCTCTTGCCACACAACGTGTGCCTCATATTTATTTATGGTAAATTTGGACTCGTCTAGCTCCTCGCCATATTGCCAGGCGGCATATATGCGGCTATGGATTATGTTGGCGCTAACGTCCTTACCTTTGGGGGCAAACTCATTGCCCAGAAGGCGGCCATCATAGCAGACCTCATAACCATTAACCGGAGCGATGTAAACCCGACCAAACCCATCGACACCCATATTGTCTAAAAATACTTTTTTCATGATTTTATCCTCGGTTTCCGTCTCTCGACTATGTGCATATATAGTAGATGATTACCTAAACAAAGTCAAGGGATTTAAGTATATAATTCCCTTAAAAATATATTGCCTCTACAAGCGATTGCACTTAACAAATCAACATTGCCTCCCGGCGATAAACAAAATCGTCGACAAGTTTGAAGAAAATGACGGCGCACCGCCATACACCAATATCGATGAATTCATGGTGCTGTTGGGGGAAACGGGTTTCAGCGCGTACAAAAATACAATGGCAATATTTGGTTTACATGACTGGGTGGTGGAACACTGGGATTATTTCAACCCTGGTATAAACAGACAAATTACACTTGTTAAGGTTGATTAATGAAAAAAATACCGGCGTTTAAATGTGAGCATTGCTGCACCATTTACGAAGATGAGCAGCAAGCGATGACCTGTGAACAAGCGCACTCGAGGAAACTGGAAATTGTCGACACGCAGTTTTCACCATCAAAACCAATACCAAGCGCGGTGCTAGTCGAGGTAACAACCGAAAACGGCACAAGCATAAACGCGATCTGGTACTACCGATAAATCGGAGAACCACAATGACCGCCATCCTCTCACCCTGCCGTACCTACCGCTATCTATTATCACGCGGCCCCGACTCCATGTTTAGTTACGAACAGCCCGTGCTTTTCTGCGGCGCCAATCCCAGCACTGCCGACGCCCGCAAAAACGATCCCACCGTTAATCGCTTGCGCGGCTTTGCACGCTTGTGGCAGTGCGCTGGTTTTTCACTGATCAACCTCTATGCGTTCCGCGCCAAAGACCCCACCGACTTGTGGACCGTCGCCGATCCCGTCGGCCCCGACAACGACAAGCACATTCGCGATGCGCTAACACGATTCAAACACTGCGTGGTGTGCTGGGGCAACATCGGCAAACCCGACCGGGTTGCATCGTTTTGCCAAATCGCCCATGATGTTGGCGCCGAGCTGCTGTGCTTTTGCACCAACCAAGACGGCAGCCCCGGCCACCCGCTGTACCTGAAAGGTGACACCATTTTGAAAAAGTGGGCGCCCAATGTATGAAAGTGCTGGGCCGCCGCAAGCACAACCCGGACCGCAAGTTGTTGTCCATCAATGACATGTACGGCTTCGGTTTTTTGGTTGGCATCGGCGCTGAATTCCAGGCCGAACGCTTCCACTACTACTGCGGCAAAAAAGCGTCAGAAGAACAGTATATTTGCGGTTTTATCGACGGCAAAAAAGTGTCGCCCCCGGCAAATTGCCCGTCCCAGGCACTGTCGCTAAATCGCTGACTGCAAGCCGGTAATGGGGGCGACGAAGACCATAGTACCGATACAGCGTTGGCAGCGCAGCCGGAAATATCACCAAGCCGTGTAAGCCACCACTGCAAACACTGTGCGATATTTCGCACAGAAGCAAACGAGGAACAACGAGCATGACAATCAAACTCAGCGCGGGCCGCGACTTTTTATTCAAACCTCCGGCAACAGAATGGAAGGTCGACGAACCCGTCAGGATTCACATCGCCGGGCAACTATTAACTGTTTCCGTCGATGATGACGACACCTACACTATCGAGTATTTAGGCTTTGAGGAAACCGGTTTTAAAACACTCGAGGAAGCGAAGCGGGTAGCCTTCAGTTTTGCCGACGACGTGTTGGAACAAATGCGTGTAAATGTTGACGCGCAATACACTTACTTGGAGTTCGTTCGATTGCTCCGGGAAAAATTTAGCGGTCGCAAAGTAGACGACGCGCTCATTGCGGAGGCCAAGCATTGGATCAAGGAAGAAAGCGCAAAAGCCGACGAATACGTGCACTTGCTTAACACTCGCGTATTTAAAGACACCGATGGCACTTTGGTAGCTATGCTTCAGGAGGACACCAAATGAGCATAAGCAACACCCAACCGCTTTTTATTCCCCGGCCCTACCTAAGCGCCATTGCAAAGGAATATCTTGACCGCGCACTATTAAAAACAATCAACACCACCATCCCTTCTGAACGTTTATCCCGCGACCTTAAAAAAGTTTTACGCACTGGCACTGACTTTATCGAACTAGACAACACCCACCCACCCAGTCCACAATAAACACACCGCTTCAACAATTCGGCGAAACGTTTCGCCTGAACTAGCGTTCATTTGTCCCGCATCATCGCGCCATGAATATCGAGCGCGACCCACAACACATCACCAGCATCATTATCCATTGTTCGGCATCGCCCAACGGCAAGCATGTCACCGCGGCCGACATCGACAGCTGGCACAAAGCGCGCGGTTTCAATCGCCACGGCAATGCGCGCACCTATCACGCCCCCCGCTTAAAACACATTGGCTATCACTTTGTCATTCAATTAAATGGCGTGGTCGACTGTGGTCGAGCCTTGCGCGAGGTTGGCGCACACGCGCACGGACACAACCAAGACTCCATCGGCATTTGTTTAATCGGTACCGATAAATTCACGCGCCCGCAGTGGGATAGCTTGCGCGATTGCATCACCGGCTTACGCCGCGATTATCCCAACATTATCGACGTTGTCGGCCACAACCAATTAACCGGCCACAAAGCCTGCCCTGGTTTTTCCGTGCGCGACTGGCTCGCGAACGATAAACGCCCACCCACCCAACACGTCCTGCCAATGGAGGAAACCGACTGTGCCCAAAGCTAAACAAGCCGAACCTAACGAGCCGTATATTTCATTCGGCAAAGACATCCCCACCCAGCCTTTGCCTGGGTCAGCTGAAGAATTAATGCGCCAGGGTTGGGTATTGAAAACCAAAATCGACGCGTTAACGGCCGATTTAAAATGCATTAACAAACAGTTAACGGCCAAGTATCAAGAGTGCTCGCTGGTAATTCCCGAGCTTTGCCGCTGCCCAATCTCCACCTCCGTGCGCGTCTCGCTCGACGACAAAAAAGAAAACGTTGAAGGCTTGCGCACATTGTTTGGCGATATGTTTAACACCTACGTCAAGCGCGCCGTGGTTTACTCGCCCACCAAAGCACTGTCCGACATTTGCAAAGATCCCAGCCACAAGCTCTATGCAAAAGTGTCGCGCTTTTTAGACGTGAAGTGGAGCGAATATTCAATCAAATGGAATACACCCAAATAATTTAAGGAGCGTGTTTTGAGCAGTAACACACCCCCAGAAGAAGTTCGCAACTTGCAACAACTCGCCCTGCTGATCGGATCGGTCAGCGGGCAAATATCGGCCTTGCAAACCCAGATGCAAAGCGGCCTACAAAACACCGATAAACGCATCGACGATTTGCGCGGTTCGTTTGATCGACAGGCGCGGGCGATGAATCAGCGCATCGACGACCATCGCAAATCCAACGATCAGCGCTTTGCCGACGTGGAGGTTGACATCACAGGCATACGCGACGAAATGAAAGCAGCGCGCAATAAAACACTGGCGGGCAGCGGTGTGGTAACGCTGATCGTTAACGGCGTTATAGAAATCATTAAAAAGAGTTTTTAATGTGGCCTATAAACCCGAAACCCGCCAAAAAGTACGTTCGGATTTTGTTAAAGGCCTGTCCCTTAAAGCCGCTGCCGCCGAACACGATATTCCCTACCAAACCGCACGCGGCTGGAAACGCAAAGCCGCGACCGACGGCGACGACTGGGACAACGCCCGCGCGGCTCTACGTATCTCCAGCGGTGGCGTTAAAGCATTAACCGCAGCGGTCATCGAAGACTTTGTGCATTTGTTTCAAGCCACGCTCGAAGCGCTGAAAAATGATAAAAACACGCCAGCACTACAAAAAGCCGACGCCATTGCCAAGTTGAGTGACGCCTACCAAAAAACCGTGAAAGCCGCAGGCAACAGCGACCCGGCATTATCGCGTTTATCGATTGTGTTGGACGTGTTGCAAAAGCAGATGCTTTTTATCCGCGAGCATTTCCCGCAATACGTTGAAATCTTCATGGAAATTTTAGAACCCTTGGGCGAAGCTTTGTCCCGTGAGATATCCACGTGAGCGCGGCAAAAATCACCCGCATTAAGTTCCTCGAGGAGTTGGCCGAATACGCCGACAGCCAGCGCCAATTAATCGAAGCCGAATGCACTGGCTTCAGCACCAACGCCATCGAAAAACAAAAACGCAAGCTGCAGGGCGAGGCCGAATTCCGCTTTTTTTTTAACACCTACTTCCCCCATTACAGCAGCAAAACAGAATCGATCTTTCACCAGGCTGTTTTCGACGAAATACCCGCGCTAATTGATGCGTTGAAAGGCATCCGTGAAGCCTGGGCGGCACCGCGTGGCGAGGCGAAATCAACCTTGTTTGCGTTGGCGTTGGTGATTTGGTGCACGGTAACTGGGCGCAAAAAGTTTATCGGCATTTTAATGGACAGCATGGATCAATCCGAGATGATGATCGAAGCCGTCAAAGTCGAGCTGGAATCCAACCCGCGCCTGGCGATGGATTACCCCGAAGCAACCGGCCCTGGCCCGCGCTGGCGGATTGGTTTTTTAATTACTAAAAACGGCGTGGCCATTAAATCGGGCGGTATGGATAAAAAGTTGCGCGGCTGGCGGCGTGGCCCGCACCGACCCGACCTAGTGCTGTTGGACGATATCGAAAACGACGACAACGTGCGCAAACCAGAGCAGCGTGACAAGCTGCAAAAAAAGATCAACAAAGCTGTATTAAAACTCGGCCCACCCGATGGTTCCATGGATGTGATTTTTTACGGCACGATTTTAATGTATGACTCTGTGCTGGCGCGCACCATGGACTCGCCCACCTGGCATTCACGGCGTTTCCAAGCCATCGTGCAATGGCCCGACGCGATGGATATGTGGGAAACCTGGGAAGAAGTTTTTATCAACTTTGGGGAGGAAAAAGCCGACACCTTCTACAACAAAAATAAAAAATCCATGGATAAAGGCGGCATCGTAAGTTGGCCCGGCATGCGGCCGCTGGTGATGTTAATGAAAATCCGGGCCGAAGATCACGACGCCTTCGACACCGAATACCAGAACGACCCCGGCAACAGCGACGACGCGCCGTTTAAAGATTTAACCTATTGGGTGCAGCCCTGCAGGGATTGGATTTATTACGGCTGCTGTGATCCATCGCTCGGCAAACACAACAAAGGCCGCGATCCCTCAGCGATTTTAGTCGGCGGTTTTGATCGCAATCACGGCATCCTCGACGTTGTGGAAGCCAACATCAAACGCCGCGTGCCGGATAAAATCATCAGCGATATTATTCAATATCAAAAAGACTACAGCTGTTTGGTGTGGGGATTCGAGTCAACCCAGTTTCAAGAATTCGTGCGCACGGAGTTAGTAAAACGCTCAGCCAAAGCATTGATTCCGGTGCCAGCGGTGCCAGTACTCCCGATCACCGACAAAGCATTGCGCATCGAATCGCTACAGCCGCACGTGTTTAATGGCTTAATCCGTTTTCACCGCAATCACCAGGTGTTGATACGCCAGTTGCGTTTTTGGCCCGAAGCGGATCACGACGACGGCCCCGATGCGCTGGAAATGTTGTGGAAGTTAGCGCTGTCCGGTGCCGGTGGCGTTCCCAGAATTAAAACATCGCGCCGCAAAAGCCGCGCGGTATTACGAGGTCATCACTAATGGATAAAAAGCAATTAATTCGTATCGCCAAGCGTGTTGCGGGTGTGCGCGAATTGGCCAGCCGCACTAACGATCCGCGTTTTTACAGCGCCATGAATGTGCTGCCAAATCCCGATCCCATTCTCCGCGAAATACGCCAGGCCGACAAAGTCTACGACGCGATCATGTCCGACGCCCATGTCATTGGCGAAATTCGCACCATGCGCGCGGGCCTGTTTAACTATAAAACCAAAGTGGTCAGCGGCGACGATGCCGACAGCAAAGCCAACGAAGCGCAAGAGCTGTGCGCATGGTGGTTAAAAACATTTTACCCGGAGGAGGGATTCACCTGGCCCGACGTGTTTTGGAATATGGGCTCGGCCAAACTTTATGGCTTTCGCGTGCATGTGTGCGAATGGGAAATTTTTAAAGGCCACTTATTGCCCGGTAAAATCATGGATCGCCCCAACCGGCGCTTCAAATTCGACATCGACAATAAATTGCGCTTGCTCACTAAAAATCAACCGTGGGAAGGTGAAGAAGCCCCGTCACCGTACTACGTTGTCACGCGCCATATGCCATCGCATGAAAACCCCTACGGGCGCGCATTGTTGTCTGCGTGCTATTGGCCCTACACGTTTAAACACGGCGGCTTAAAATTCTTTTTTCAATATTGCGAGCGCTTCGGTTTGCCCTGGCCAGTTGGCCGCTACCCGGCGGGCACATCGATCAGCGATCAGCAGGAATTGCACGATGCCCTGATCGATTTAATGGAATCGGGTGCCGCCACCATTCCCGACGGCGACAGCGTCGAATTAATCGAGGTAAAAGGCGGCGGTCAAAAGCTAGCGCAAGAATCGTTGATTAAATTGTGCAACGCCGAAATGTCCAAAGCCTTAACCTCGCAAACATTAGCCACCGAGATGGGCGAAGTCGGCGCGCGCGCGGCCAGCGAAACCCACAAAGATCGCCAAGACGAAGTCAGCGAAAGTGATCGCGCCATCGTCGAGGCGGGCTTTAATCAGTTGTTTACCTGGATTACAGAATTCAATTTCGGCGACGATATCCCGCCACCGCACTTTGAGTTTTTCAAACCCAAAGAGGCAACCGAGTCCGAGGTTAAAACCTGGAAAGAAGCGGCCAGCGTCTCCGACAAAGTGCCGCTAAAAGCATTTCACGAGCGCCTCGGTATACCGATGGCCGAAGAGGGCGAGCCGACACTCAAAGTCACGTCTGCGCCATCACAGTTTCCGCCCTTGGGTGGAGGTGATGACGATGATGACAGCGCCAAAAAATTCGCACGCTTTTGCAACCACTGCGGCCACGTTCACACCTTCGCCAATGGCGACGAACACCTCGACGAGACGCAACAGCAAACCGACAACGCCATCGCCGCACACTGGATCGCACCGTTAGCAAAAATGTTTGCCGACTATGAAAAGGCGGATAAAAGTTTAAAAGAACTGCGCGATGATCTGCCCAAGTTTTTCAATAACCTGGACGACGACCAGGTTAACTACATCATCACCCAGGCGATGCAACTGTCGTTTGCCGAGGGTGTTGATCAACAACAATAGGAGCAACAATGAACGAGCAATCCATTGAAAACGAGATTCAAGCAAAGGGGTTGAACGCCCCGCGTTTAACCCCGGAATTAATTGATTCGGTAATTTTGGCCGAGCAATACTATGTCTTTCCGGGCACAACACTGACCGTGTGTTGTTTGACCCTGCGCAATGGCTACACGGTTTCCGGCGAGAGCGCTGCCGCCAGCCCTTCAAACTTTGACGAGCAGATAGGGAGAAAAATAGCGAGGCAAAATGCCCGCGATAAAATCTGGAGCCTTGAAGGCTATCTGTTAAAGCAAAAATTGCACGAAGCGGAGTGGTAAGCCAGTAATGCGTTGGCTTTGTACTTTGTTTGGCCACACAGGTACCGAAGAAGAATCCGGCTACCACGTGTGCAGCCGTTGTGGTGAGCACGCACTTTGGTGTTCGCGCGGCGCTGCTTCTTGTTACGGTTTCGATGATCCTGGCACCGACTATGATCTTGCCGCTGTTATTTTTTGGCCCTGGTGGTGGCTTAAACGAAAAATTCCGGTGCAGTTATTACCGGAGAAATGCGCCGATTGTCACAAACGCTTGGGCAAGCACAACGGCTGCATCCCTTTTTAATGGTGTTATATGGCTGTTGAATTAGGCAACGTCAAAGCCGAAGAGGCTATCGCCAACATTCGCTCCAAAGTCGCGGTGCCCAGCAAGCGCTGGGACGATTGGATGGGCGACGTCAATGCCAAAGGTTTTACCGTTGCTGGTGCCACCAAAGCGGATTTGGTTAACGACTTTCACGGCGCCATTACAGACGCCATCGAGCAAGGCCAATCGATTGACCAATTTCGCAAACGCTTTGATGAAATTGTCGAACAGCACGGCTGGAGTTACAACGGCAATCGAGGCTGGCGCACGCGAGTAATCTACGATAACAATTTGCGCTCGGCCCACATGGCCGGACGTTGGCAACAAATCCAGCGCACCAAAGCCCGCCGTCCGTACATCATTTATTACACCGTCGCCGACGAGCGCGTGCGCGATGAGCACCGCCGCTGGCACGCCATCGCGTTATCGGTAGACGATCCGTGGTGGAATACGCACTACCCACCCAACGGCTGGGGCTGTCGCTGTTATGTGATTACCGCCAACGCGCGTCAGCTCGAACGCCTCGGCATACAAGTGGTTGATGCGCCGCCAATCAACACTACCGAGCGCATTAATTCCGGTACCGGTGAAGTGTACGGCGACGTGCCCGAAGGCATCGACACCGGTTGGGACTTTAATGTCGGCAAAGCCTGGCTTGGACCCGATGCCGCCTTTGGCGAAAAATTGGTAAAACTGCCCAAGGCACTGCGCGCTGAAGTCTCCACCACCATCAACAATAAAGTCATCGACAAAAGTTTCACCAGCTGGGCACGCACCGCATTGACCGACAATGGCCGAGGTGCAATCCACACCATCGGCTGGCTCGATCACAAGGTTATAACCGCACTGGAAGATATCGGCCACGCACCAACCACCGCCGCGATATCCATCACCGATCATCGCCTGCGCCGAATGCGCCGCGCGTCTAAACAAGATAAAGGTGTCGCGCTCGATGAAGCCCAGCTGCTGCAGTTGCCCAAATTATTACGCGATTCCCAGGCTGTTTTGCGTGATCGCAAAGGCGCTCTCGTGTATGTACTCGATGGAGTAAACGTAGGCCGTCGCGGTCGCGCTGTCGTGTTCGTCAATTTCCGCGAGCGCGGCGAACTCACCAACAGCGTGCGCTCCGCCTCTGACGGCACCCTGGCTGCGTTGCGCAACGATGAAAATTACAAGCTTCTGATAGGCAGTTTGGATGATTAGGCGGGATAATATTTGCGGCCGGTGGGGCACCCACATCCCACATATCGCTTCAGAGCTACACGTTTCAGTAGCGCGCCGGACGGTGATTCTCCCGGCTCTCAGCCGCGCTTAATTATACACATTTTCGCGGCCTCGCTGGGCCTAAATTGAGGCCCTTCCCAGCGCCGCGCCACCTTCCAGCACAACGCATTTAACAGCCGGTTAAAGCGCGAATAATCAGCGTTTAACTATGTTTTAAAGGCAATATTAGATACACTTCGCGGCCACAAACTCATGAATTATTGAGCACTTTTAGGCCATTAATTACCCGAGTTTGTCTAAAATTAAATGTAAATTGCGCTTTCCGTGTTTTCTTTGTTTTTTTAGTCATTTCAAAGACTTACACGAGTTTCGTGTGGTCCCTCCCTGTCCAAGATTAAACACCCCCCTACATCTCTGGCCTAAAGCGCCTTTGCCAGATATAGAGAGGGCAATCAAGGCCTGCTTTGGCAGGCATAGTACCCAAAACACTTCACTGGTAGTTGGAGGCCTGGACCTGGGCAGCGGAGAC